TGATCGCTTCAACCCTGAGCGACTGTCCGTAGGCATACAGTGCCCACTTCTTCCCATCGACAGGCGCAGACATTTCCGAGAAGTTGATCCCAGCCACACCGGTCGCAGCGGTGAGCCGGAGATGAGGATACGGTCCTGTCAATTCGAGTTTGACTATCTGGTCGTTGCCACCTGGCTCGTGCTGGACGTGGTGCGGCTGGGTGTTGTCTCCTGTATCCCCTTTCGGACCTTCGGGCCCTGTTTCTCCCTGAATACCTTGTATTCCCTGTGGGCCCGTCGCTCCAGTATTGCCAGTGTCTCCTTTATCTCCCTTAGCTCCCGTATCGCCTTTGACTCCTTGGACTCCTTGTGTTCCTTGGACACCTTGGTCCCCCTCATCTCCCTTTACGCCCTGGACACCTTGTGGGCCGATGGGGCCAGTATCGCCCTGGATACCTTGCTCACCCTGGATACCTTGAGGCCCCTGCGGCCCTACTGGTCCGACGCTCGTCGGGTTCCAAATGGGAACCCACTCCGTGGTTACAGGATCAGGGATGTCTGCCATTGTTCAACCAATCGATCGCCTCTAACGCATGTCGAGCCGGTGTCCCTGACTGCCACGGTACGATCGTCAGGTAGTTGTACAACATGTCGGCCTCGTCCAACGTGATCTCCAACACGGCCCCGTTCACGAGCTGCCGCTCGGCCTCTCCATTCACCATCTTCTTCCCGCAGGGCTTCAACTCGCTGATGGCCTCCAGCTTCTCGAACAGTGCGACCTCTTTCCGCAGGAGCTGAATCCCCTTCTTGTCGCTCATGGACCCTCCGAGCACGAATCCCACGAAGAGGAACTCGAAGTGCCTCGGGCCCAGCTCATCGCTCAAGTCCAGTGTGATCATAGCTTGTAGCAGTAGATCATGTCGAAGTACGGCGGATAGTGGTTCGTAGCCCAGCCCGTGTTGTTAACAACCGCGATAGCGGGGGCAGCAGTCACGCTTCCATCGATCCCTTGTCCCCCGTCACTTGGGATTCCACCTGTAAGCGCGAGGTGGTGCGAGTGCAAACCCGCGTTGTTCGTATTGTCACTGTAATCGATGTTATGATCGTGTGGACCCCGAGCCATGTTGCCACTGTTTCCCGCGTCCACGTTCATATCGCCGTTGTTGTTGCTCCCTGTTGTCCCATGCACTCCGAACGCGTGGCTGTGCTCGCCTTCATTGTCCGTTCGTCCATCGATCCCGACAAGCCCGCCGTGATTGTGGCTAGGCAACGTAAGCCCAGCTGCAGCATGCCCGTGTGCCGGGATCGCAAGGCCCCCCGCTCCGTGGTAGTGGTCCGTCGCACCGTAGGGTCCACTATAAGTCGCTGATGATCGGAAGAAGTGACCGTCCCACCACGGAGCTCTAGCCCATCCCGCTGGACACCCTTCCCAGAACATGGCGACCATGTGCTGAGGGATCTGATCGGGAATCGTCGCCCATACTCCGTCTCCGCGGAGGTAGTACGCACTGCTCCCGTTGAAGTTCACAGTGGACACGTTACCCAGGCCCAGGTTCGTCCGAGCCGTCCCGGTGTCCGTCGCCCCCGTCCCGCCCTCGCTTACAGGGATCACAGCTACGGTGCTAGGCTCGCCCCAGATACTCTTCACATATCCGTTGGCCAGCAGATTCAACGCCCGCTCACTCACGAGCGTGGGATGGTTGCTCACCATCCAATACGTGCCATCGACCACTGGCCCGATTGGACCCTGTACTCCCGGGGGACCCTGTACACCCTGTGGGCCCTGTGGACCCGTCGGTCCAGGAGGGCCTACGGAGCTGCTGATCCCCACTCCAGGCCACGGTTCTGGGGGCGTCGTGGTACCATCGACCACACACATGTAGGCGATGCCGTCCGGCCCGATCACGATGTCCCCGTCGTAGTACACTGGAGCCGCGGGATACGCTCCCAGGTAGTCGAGGTTCATCCCTCCACCCGGCCCGCCACCCGTCGCGTTGATGATCACCTGTCCCGGTACGGAGAGGTCGATCTCTACGTTGTCCCCTGCAACGAGCGTCCTCGCGTTCTCCAGCGTAGGCTCATCCGTCGCCGTAACGAAGGACTCGTTGAGGGCAGGAGTCTCCCCCGGAGGTCCTTGTGGCCCCTCTGACTTGGAGTTCCAGATCGGGACCCACTCAGTGGTTGCTGGATCCGGTGAGCTCATGTGATGGTGACCATCGGCTGCTGTTTGGGACTCTCAGTGATTTCCAGTGAGTGCGCCCGGTAAGCCGCGTTCGTCCCCGCCGTCGCAACCGTATCCGCTACCATGTTAGCCGTCAACGCCGCCCGCGTATGCACCGACATCAACGGGGTCGCGGGTTGCACTATTCGTTGGGTCCACCCAGTTGGAGCATTGCCAGCTGCTGCGACCGCTACGCCACGCGTTCCGCAACGGACACCCCACGACGTCCCGGTAGTGATGACCGACAGTGCCGGGTATATGATCGTCTGGGTATTGGCACCGTTAGCCACGAAGCTGGTCCTGTAGTTCAGAGTCTTCTCGGTGTCGGGACGCAGTACCAGTACACATATCTGTGTGGCGTTAGTCCACGTCCCCGTAGTATGATTCGACGCGGTCGCAAGTGCCCAAGCCGACGTCAGCGCCAACGTGTTTGCCCCAGCAGCCTGCGGCATGTTCCAGTCCGGAACCGTGCCACCTGCCGCCGGTTTAGTGGCCTGAACGTTGTTCAACCTCTGCGTGAACACCAGCATCATGTCCCCCGGCTGATGCGCTGGGATCGCAACACTTGCTGCTGCAGCTGATGCTGTCCCTTGAACTATCACGGTGTGTGCTCGATGAACAACGATACACCCAAATTCGACGGAGTCCCGACTGGAGACGAGAGGACGATTGTCAACTCATCATCCGCTGCAAGGGCCTGGCTGAACGCCGTGGTCGCTGCGGTCCCGGTCGCTGTGATAACGGAGCCCAGGTTCCCACCGTTCCTACGTAACTGCACCCCTACGCTGGTCCCGGACCCCAGACGCGTCCGTACTCCAATCAACGAGGCTGCCTGGGTGCCTAGCATCGGTACGAACATCGACGGCAAAGTGGTCAACGCGGATACATCTCCCACGAGACCCCATGTATGGCCGAGCCGAAACGGCCGCGTGATCCCGACTGGCCCCTGTATCCCTTGTATCCCTTGATCTCCCTTCGGACCCTGTATGCCAGTTGCACCTTGTGCGCCCGTATCCCCTTGTACACCCTGCGGACCCTGCGGACCGGTGTCCCCGATCGGACCCTCTGGCCCCTCTGGCCCCGCTGGCCCCGTTAACCCGATCGGTCCCTGAATCCCTTGTATCCCTTCCGGACCTTCCGGTCCCGGAATCCCCTGTATACCCTGCGGGCCCGCTGGCCCCGTTGCTCCAGGTGGTCCCGGTGGCCCCACCGTAGATACGATCCCCGTTCCTGGCCACGGCTCAGGCGGCGTCGTGGTCCCGTCCACAACGCACATATACGCGATCCCATCCTCCGCTACTACAATGTCCCCGTCCTTATACGTCGCTGGAGCGTAGTCACCGAGGTACGCGAGGCCCCCACCTCCAGTGCCACTACTCTGGATGATTATGGCTAGACGCTCGTTGTGGCTGAACTCGCAGAGGCCACCCGGCCCGCTCTGGCTCACGAATTCCACGACGATAGAGAACCAGTCCGTTGATGGAATCACCTCGATCAGCTTCCATCTCTGGTGAGAACTAGCCAGAGCGGCGGACTGGATGATGATCTCCGAGGTCGGCTCCGTGATTTCAAAGAACAGGTGCGCGTCGAAGCCCCGATCCGTCAACCAGTCAATCGCGATCCGTGTCGCCTCAACCTGGACCTCCGCGTTCCAACGGACGAACCCCGCACCAGGGTCCTGCATCTGCTGGCTGTTGGCGTCTGCCTGGTAGTAGAACACGCTGGCAGATGGCCCAGGCTCTCCGGGTACTCCGGGCACGCCCTGAGGCCCCGGCGGCCCCTCTACACCCTCCGCAAACGTGCCATCCGCCCGGAGGAAAGTGGTATCACCTCCGGGAAAGCCCGCCAGCTTCGTGATGTCAACGGGGTCATCACCCGTTACGTAGTGCGTGGTAGCGTGCGGACCACCGCTGCCCCCCGATCCGCTTAGATTGTTCACCGTTCCAGAGATCAGCTCGAAGTGCTTCTGGATGAGGACAATCATCTCCTCGAAGTACCGCCGCGAATAGTCCGTCAGCGGTGGCTCGAGTGGGAAGTCGTATGGGAGCTTTACCGCCACGTCTATCGAGCCTGGTAGTCCCGGATCTCGATCTCCGGGTGGAAGCTGTTGATGATGAGCGACTCAGTCGCAGACCAGTGCGCAATACGGAACTGCACCCTGCCCCCGCTAACCTGGTCATCTACCGTGAAGGTGCGATCCCCTGCCGGCTGCGCAGGAACCACTTTGGGAAAGGGTCCCTGCCACAATCCGCCATCCGCACGGTAGAAGAAGTCTACATTCATCTCGGAGCCGCTGCTCTTATACGAGACCGTCACGCTCCGCAACGTCATCTGCCTGCCCTGGAGCTCGTTGCTCACGTCCCCTGCACTCAACTCCTTGCTGCTCCAGTAGCAGGGGATCGCGATCCCATCATCGCTCAGGTGCCCGTGGTTCCACACGTACACGCGTCCATCCGTATGGCCGGTCAACAACGCTGGATACGCACTGCTCAACGACACAGCGTCCCACTCCAGCTGGAAGGTGTCCCATGGAATGGGAAACGCGTCCCAGATAGCGGTGTTCCCAACCCGGTGCAAGGTGCTACACTTGGGCCCGCTGACCGTCCAAGGGTACCAGGCTCCTCGTCCCCAGTTATACGCCCATACTCTGTCCGGAGTCTTGTGATGCCCACTGACGATGAAGAAGAGGGCCTCCTGGGTCTCGTTCATCACCTCTCCGAACATCATATGTTCGAACTCGCTGTTGATCTGCCGGTACAGCTCATCGATCACTGCGGCCGCGACACCCGTGGCACCCGTTCCATTAAACTCGTACACGTCGTCCGTACCGAGGTACACATGTAGATTCCGTCTACCCGTCACAGTGTGTGGGGCTAGCAGCCCACTCTCCGTGATGATTGGTTGCCATTCGATCGGCGCGGCCGCGTTACCTGTCCTCACACCGATCCACACGACCTTCTCTGTATACGCTGCGATCCGGGTGCCAATCTTCCTCAGGTTATACAGGTGATAGGGACCCTCGGCCAGATCAGTAAACCCGCTTCCCACTCCCGTCCAATCCGTGTGGTCCCCAGCTACACACCTTCGGATCCGGAACGGCTTCCGGATCCCTGGTGTCCCCTCTAGGGTGTCTCCAAGTAGCAACCTGTCCGCCCCCCTTGTCATGTATCGGGCTGCTGGGCAGTCGGGGCTCAGGATGGCGTAGGTAGTAGTAAACGGTGTGCGGATCACAGGGTCGATGCCCTGACTGGCAACGATGCTGTTCTGGCTCACTTCCCACGAGAACAGGTTCTCCCCTCCTCCCGTGAACGGCGGCCCTGAGCACAGCACCCAGTCGTACAGGTCCCGGTCATACTTGTACATCGCGGTCTCGGACCACGCGTACAGGTGCACCTTGTTGGCCTCATCCCTCGTACTCGCGAGGCCCATCACACTCGTGTCGAAGGGGGCGTTCGCTGGTCGGAACTGCCGATACCCTGGCCTCTTGCGGAGGCACCCACCCACAACGCACATGTTCATCATGTCGGGCGAGGCACCCAGCGGAAGCTCCTTCGCAGGGAGCTGGGTGATCATCCCCGCAGTGGGGTAGATGTCGAGGGTCTGTCGAGTAGCGACTCCAGTCCGCATTAGCCGACGCGCTTCCACATGTACACGGCGATGTACGGTGGGAGGTTGGGGTGCGGCTCGTTGTCACCACTCAAGCCAACCTTCACGTTCGCGTTGCCAATCTCGGTACTCTTCATCGACGTGCCCGAGGAGACCCATCCAGAGGGAGGTGCGACAACCTGCGTATTATCGCTGTCTGACGGCATACTGCTCGGGTGGATGTGCCCGTCGTCCCAACCCGGGTGGCCGT